GTAGCGGCTTTGGCTAAAAAAACGCCCTGAGATCGATCACCTTTGGCTACGTTACATCTCTTACAAGCTGCGACCATGTTATCCATGTCCATAGGATCACCCATCTTAGCGATAGGCACAACATGATCTACCTGAGTAGCATCACCACCACAGTAAAAGCACACGTAGTTATCTCGATGTAACACACGTACACGTATTGCCCGGTACTTACCCGATAGCCTTGGATCACCACGCTTAGCCATTAGTAATGACCTACCTTCAAGTGATGTGCCAAGGCTTTACAAGGTGTGCCGTATCGCTTGGCAATATAGATCAAGCCTAAGTCTATCTGCTTATATGGGTCATTAGTCTTTAGCTTTAATAGCTGTGGTATTCCATAAGCAGTAGATCGCTTGTTATCAGCTCTTGGATTCCATTGTGACTCACGAGTCCAAAGCTGCTCTAGACATAAGTATTGCCTACTGTTAGTTAGTTTTATATGACTATAGAGTTTATATTTTTCTTTCTCTATATCATTATTATTAATAGCATAAGCATTGTTTATAGATGCTATTACAAGACTAGATTGTAGCATGCCCCACCAAATCCATTTGAATTTACGCGGAGTTTTGGGCGTGTCGCTACTCATCGCAACCATGCTTTTCATCGGGGTTAAAGTCGCAGAAATAGCATCCTGCGTTTTCTCCACAGGTTATACACACGTACTTAAATTGGATGCTGTCACAGCAAAAGTTATACACACCGTTATCCTCAACTGTGTAGAACTTATCGCCAAGCTGCTTAGCCTGTTTACTCATTGTCATCGCCTTCCGCTTCGACCTGTTTCATCAGGTTTTCAAAAGCTGTAATAGCTTCTAATGGAGTTTTGAAGGTGCTGCTGGTTTCGGCTATCTGTTCGGCCATTGACCAGTCATCAGGGTTAATCGGCATCGTATTCACCTCTGATTGTGGCCACAATACGTTCAACTAATGCGCCTTCGGCTAGGTTGTCGCACACCTGGCATACATGTAACGGCATGTATTTGTTTTCAATTTCTTTAGCTATCAAGTTGCGTAAGTCTTGAAGGATTGTGCGCATCTCTGTATTACTCATTTATCTTTACCCCATCCTGTTCCCTTGAATATGATCGATGGCGCGCTAAATACGCGTATCATCGGGTAGCTACAGCAAAGTGGGCTGCTATCGCCATGTGTATTTACCGGGTGATTCATCTCGACTTCGCCGCCGCATTGGTCGCATCGGTACAAGTAACTAGGCATTTATCTCAAACCTAACGAGATTATGGTTAGCACAACTATGCCTGTAATTAAGGCAAGGCCCAAGCAGATAAAGGCAAAACCTAAAGCGATTTCCATGAAATCTAGATTTCTAAACATTTTGTACCGAATTCGGCATAACTGTGTAAGCACTTAGACACTGCTCGCACTTGATGATGATGATGGGCACAATCCCGTTTACAAGGTGAACCGATAGGTTCATTTCTTTGTAGTCCTCGCAGTTACAAGTAATCGTTAGTTCATTTGTCATTTAATATGTCCTCAGCTGTAGGTACTTCGCAATCAAGTAGCACTTCTATGCCCATAACGCCACAGCCGTGGCACTGAACGCAGACGATATTTGGCGGTAGGTTTGTAAATTCCTCAACAATGCTGTGATTCTGTTTCGGATGGCCTGCTCTAGCGCAGACACGGCAATTAATCCTCACTAATGCCATAAACGGACTTCCTTAATGTGGACATCTCAAATAGTTCGCGCTGTGATACCCAAAAGTTGCCATCAGCTGCGTTGTAATACTTGGCCTTCTTGGCCCATAGCACAGGCATCCAGCCTGCTAACTGATAGACCGGGCTTTTACCAACTACCAAAATCGCTACATCTTGTAAGCGGTTATAGTCGCGGTGAATAATCAAGTGACCATTAATGTATCTAGTCCACTTAACTTCAAAGCCAAGGTTGCCGATCGTTACATCTGCCTGCTCGGTAAATGTATCTACGGTAGGTATAAATCCTTTGATGCCCATGTACTGCGCAACAGCAATCTCACTGCCAGCAGCTTCACTATTTTCTGTTACGAATTCGTGATAATTCAGTTTTGTGTTGTATCTACCAGCATGATCCGGGCGATTAGCAACCACACCTGTGGATCGAGCAAAACCCGATGCGTGGGCCTGTACTTCTTGGCTGTAATCAAGCACCACAGCTGGCAGAGGAGTAGGCACTATAACCAGATTGGTCGGCATTGATCGCCCCGATCTTTGCTGCTACATGTGTAGCCCCGATACTTTGAACCAGTTTTAGGGCTTACGCCTTCCTTGTAAACCATACGACCATGTGAGCAGATAGGCGCAGCATCTACAATCTCGCCACCTAACTGGGATTTGATATCTGCGATCGTTTCAGCAGCTGGGCGCACACTCCCAACACCTTCAACCTTTACCGCAGGTGTAGCAGTAGCCCATAGATCAGGTTCAGGCTGAGCTGCTAAGCGTTCGACCTTCTCCATATCTTGACGGGTAGGCCGTGCCTCACTTGGCATGAATAGCCCAATGGCTCGACCGATTGCGCTGGTGCTACAGTTTTCGATCCAAAAATCTCTGTTCACGCCTCGATCAGTACGCAGCTCATAGGCATAGTCCACAGCTGCTGGTACTACATCCTCATGCTCACGAAATACGCTTGCCCGTATAATGACGTAGCCATCTTTGACGTTCAACTCAACGATCTCAGTAATGATCCTGCCTGAGATATGGGTTTCTCTAAACCGCTTGATGCGGCTGTTTACATCCTCATAATTATCTAGATTGAAAGTCATGAGTTTTTAACAATCGCCGCAGCTGTATTAACTGCCATACGCAAACCCGATGCGCGGCCACGGTTGAAACCATCTTTAACACCTTCTTTGTAACCAACCGACCAACCTACTAGAAACCAAGCAACACTAACCAATATAACTAATACTGCTACTTTTTCTATATCCATTTACTTCGCCCTTGTTTGGGTTAAGCCGTGCTACACCGAATTAGGTAGCCCTGCCTAACGTGTAAATAAAGGGTAAAGCGTGGGTATGACATCGGTCAATAACCGACACGCCTAACGGCTTAGTAATATCTCGTAAATGCTATCGACTTTAGCCTCGATGCGATCGACACGGCCGCGTAGGTTATGGCCACCGTTACCATCTGGCCTTAATTCAGCTAAATAATACTTAACTAGATGGCGAACCAGCCCAGCCGCAAAGCCAATAAGGGTACATAATCCTATGGCTATCGCTAAAAGCGACTGGGCGGCCGTCATTACTTCACGCCGAAATTCTTATCCGATGTGTTAAGTGCGCGTAGCAGTGGCCCAATTAGACCAGCTACAAAAGCGTTAGCTAGTGTCTTAGGGTCTGTAATTCCGGACATGTATAACGCAGCTGCGCAGCTCACGGCAGCGCGTAGGTATGACAGTCCAGCAGCGATTGCTTGATCTTTCATGGTTTTACTCCTAAATGCCCTTAGTCGGTTTTTTCTGCTAGCCCTAATTTCTCTATTAGCTTGGCAGCCTTTATTGGGGTTACTGCTATTTCAAAATGCTGCTCATCCTTACGATTCTTGTAATCGCCACCCCACACTAGGCCGTACTTCTTGGCTAGGGCTTGGATCATTGGCACTTTTTCAGCTGGGAAAGTTCCAGCCTTACCAAGCGGATGCTTAGTTGCGTTAAGGTCTAAAGCTGTACCGCTGCTGTGATTGCTCAATTTACCCGGTACGCCTCTAACATCTCTGTACGCATAACTCCAATCGTCAAAAACACCGCCATCGATCGGCTCGATCAGCTCATTGAAGTCTTTACAAAACTCTACAAGTAAGGGTGCGACCGCTTCGGCGCAGCGAATCTTTAACTTCGTGCCCGGTATCGGGTAAGACTTGATACGGATCGACTCAACATCCTTAGATGCTGGCCAACCGTTATAACTTGTGGCTGTCATTTACCTAATTTAAGACCTTTAGGAATTGGCTTTGAGTATTCCCATTTTTGAATATACGCACCTGATCCATCTAGATCATCACTAAGTAGAATCTCACCGCGACCGCCAAAATTAGCGATAGTCAATTCAGGATAAGCCGCAATAATCTCATCATATAAACTCATTTTTATGCTCCTAAATATGTAACTTGGAAAGATGAACAGTTGCCGTAACCACTATTAGTTGCCCATACATCAAGCGCGCCACCCGATGATTGATAGGCTCGTATTTCAACATAATCTGCCGCTGCTAATTCAAAAGTTCCGTTAATCATCATACTTAATGATCCTTCGGCATCTGTCTGAATAGCTTGTAAGTTTGTAGTTCCATTTTTGCGGATATACACCTCACGGCCGCCGGATGTGTTTGACGCAAACTCTAGAGTTCCCTGAATAAGATACTTACCGCCGTAGCCTGTTGGAATTGTCATCCTTGTATTGTTTGTAGTTGAGTCATGGAAATTGTTTGTATCCAAAATATCAGTGCCATCAAATGAAATAGATGTAACTGTTGCGTTTGCTAATGATTGGTTAGCCGTTTTAGTAGCGTTTGCGCCAACAAAAGTAGGTGAGCCACCAACGCTTACCCATGCCGCACCATCGTAATATTGCGTAACGTTTGTATCTTTTAGGTAACTAAAATTACCTTCCTGTGGGCTAGTAACTGCTGCTGTTCTAGCTGCGGCACTAGCAAATACCCATACGCCTTGATTTAAATAGCCATTGGTATCGCCAGCGGTAAGTACTTCACCTGTGACGAAGGTTTTAAAGCCTAGTCCTGCTCCCATTTTCTTTTCTCCTTAGTAACTTAGTACTGACGTATCAAGTACGCCATAACGGTCTGAATTTAAAATGAACCCATCGATGATTGGCTCTAGTGTTGTAAAGGTGGTGCGCCACTTATTCGGAGTTACGTTATGAGCTACGCCGAATACTTGAAGGGTCTTAGTAAGTGTTGAACTGCCCGGTTGGTTAGTAGTGATAGTTACAGGGTCAAAGAAATCAAGATCAAGGGCAGCCACTGTGCCAGCTGCGTAGTTATCTGTGTAAAGGTCTAACTCAATGGCATCGCATCTCACGCTAGTTTCAGCACGGCTAGCAACGTAAGCCCGGGCATAGTCCAGTGCTACCGCATCGGTTTCCATCAATAGGTTTTGCTGGTTATAAGTATGAGCAAAGTATTTAGCCACACTAGCCGCGTTAGTCGATGATTGAACCGAACCGCCCGTGCGTGTGATATTCGCTTGGTTAAATACAAGCGTGTCATCTAAACGCCAAATAGCATTGAAATAACTAATATCTGAGCCGTTATCGTTAAACACTACTGGGGTAGCAGCAACACTAGCTACGGTTACTGTGCGATCTTGGAAAGTCCACGAACCTGAAGCATCTACATATATTGCGCCGTACTCACTGTTAGTTGCTGTCTGTAAAGCTGCTAAGGCTGTACGCGCTGTGCCCGGGTCTGCCTGTAACGTAGTCAAACCAGCATCTATGTCACGCATCGATGATGGCCACTCAATAGTGTTAAGTATCTGATTAATCCGTGTACCGCTTAGGTTGCCAGCAGTAGCACCTGTCACGGTACTGATCTGAGCATTTTGCGCTAGGCGTGTGGCATCTACGGCATTGATAGTTGTATAAACAACATCGTTAGCGTTGCGTGGGGTAGTGGTCGTGAAGCTAGTAATAAATCCACTGAACATCGGATAAGTAGTACCGCCATAGGTAGCCGATATTGACACCTTACGCATTGGCGTTAAGAATCCAAAGTACGGGCTACTAGGGTTTTGTGGGTTGAAATCGCCGTTTTGATCCACTATGCGCAGGGTTAGTGTGCCTGTCTGAAATTCATCGGCTGTAGCTGATCTACCGCGCTTAGTGCTTACGCTATCTACCACGTTGCTTACATCGACAATTAGAGATGCTGAGTCTGCTAATACGTTAGTGCCAAATATGCCTTCGCCGATAATAAAGGCTTGGGCAGTTGATGGGCCTGTACCAAAGTTAATGACCGCGTTAATTACTGGGATAGTCATTAGCCGTTGTCCACTAAGAATCCAGCAGGAAAACGGGATAAGCCTGTGCGATTGGCATTTAGTAACGCATCGTTTACCTTCTCAGTAAAGTCATCACCATCTAATACGTTGCCTTCAACTATTACTGTTATTGAGCTGTTTGATGATCCAGTCGAGTTTGTACCTACAGGTGGCATATAGTCAAAGAATCCACCATAACCCGGTGCGATTGGTTGGCCACCGCCACCAAAGCCCGGTGGCATAACTGTAGGTGGCACAACTGGGGCAGCTGGGGTTGGTAATGGTTGCGCAAGTAAGCCTAAATATTCTTTTAAGGCTGCCATCTTGGCATCGTCTGCTAGTTTTTGCGCAGCTGCGATACGGGCAATAATATCTACCTGTGTAGTGTAATTAAGAATATCCATAGTGGCCTGAGCCGCAGCAACCTGATCTAACGCAGCAAGTTTTGCGATCGATAGCAGCTCTACCTGTGTTTTCTCAGTGTAGAAATTAGCCTCAGCTAAGCCACCTGATTGCTGGATCGCAGCATTGTATTTAGCGTAAGCCTCTTGGCGCGCTAGGGCGGCCTCATCCTCAGACATCTTTGTAGTTTTAATACGCTGTAGTTCATCAAGTAGCAACTGGTTAATATAGTTAAGTTCGGTTTCGCTAATAGTCTTGATACCGGCTAACTTATTAGTTTGCTGTTCTTGCGTTAGCAGTTTTAATTGATCGATGTACTTTAGGGCAGCTTCGCCATTGTCGTTTTCGATCTCCTGAAGTGCCAATAAGCGTAGGCGTTCATCTTTATCATAAGTGGCCTTTAGCGCAGCTGCTATCTGTATCTTGGTTAGATCAAATTGCGCTGCTGCCTTAGATAGCGCAGCCTTAGCCTTTTCTGCCAGCAATCTTTTCTTTTCTAGTTCTGCTTGTTTCTTGTTATTGGCTAATTGCTTAGTTTGTAGCGCAGCTAGAGCCTTGGCGCGCTTGGCGGCATCAGCTTCTAATTTGGCTAGGCGTTTAGCCTGTTCCTCTTTAGATACTTCTAAAGCAGATGGTGGTTCAGGTTTAGGTTTAGGTGTAACTTTTACGCCAACCTGTGCGCCCACAAAACCTTCAAAGATATTTTTAGGTAAATTCTTTAGGTTTTTGATTAGCGTAGGAATAGCACCAACTGCTGCGCCTGTAGCCCGTGTAACGTTAGCAATAGCAGTAGCGATAGTTTCAATTACATAAGCCGCATCGCTGGCCTCTGAACCACCGCCAACGGCAGCAAAGGCATCTATTAAACCGCCGCCAATAATCTCGGATGCGTTGCTTGTGGCTACGCCTAATACATCCATGCTATAGGCGGTTGTACCTAGATAATCATTAGCTGCGCCAGCAGATTGTTTTAATAAAACGCCTAAGATTTCATTAAATGACTTGCTACTCAGCTCTGCCTTGGTTAGCCCGGTATTGTATTTAGCCAAGCCTTTAGTAATGCCTACATAACCCTTTGCTAAGTCTTGGGATACGGTGGCTAGATCAACACCCGATGCGCGGCTAATTGTGATGGCATCGTTTAATAGCTTCTGTGATTGGACTAATGATCCGGTAGTGGTCAATAGACCCTGAAACGCTGGCCTTAAAATGTCATCGGCGATGCCTGCTGAACGTTCAAGGTCGGCTATAAATTTAGATATATCTACATTAGCAAAGCCAATGCCTAGATTATCTACAGCACTAGATAGACGTAGGGCAGCTGCTTCATCCTCAGCAAAGGCTTTTACAGCTTGTTTGCCAAAGTTAATTACTGCTTTTGTACCAAAGGCTATACCTAGGCCACCAGCTAAAGATTTAACGCTTTTCATTAGTTTTGCTGTGGCTGTGTCTGCCTGCTTAAATGCTTTTTTGCCTGTGAACTCAGCGGCTATATCTATTCTTACTGATGGATCAACGGCCATTAGTTATACCCCACAGCCGTATTAAATTTATCCCGGGCAGACTCGATGGCCTTAATAACAGCTGCGTTAGTCTTACCGCCATCCTCTTTCCATGCGCGAAAGATTGCGCGGCCTTTCATCTTGCGTGATCTACGGCCTGCGCCTGTCTGATTGTTCGCATCTGCTATTCCGCTGTATTGGTTCATAGCCTGTACGAATAGATAGCCAGCCTGGGGGTTATTGCTTTTGCCGTACTTTTTGTTAGTGCTTGTAGTAAATGAGTAAGTTTCAGATGAGTCACGCCTATTTATAGTACCTGTGTAGGTAATCTGTTTTAACTGCTCACGGCCATTGGGGTGAACACGGCCAGCAGTTTCATAAATAGCACCTGATGCGGATGCGTTCTGAATACGAGCTAATGATTTAAAACCTGATCGGTTTACCTTGCTAGGTGTGGTCTTGTAACCTACACCGCCTTTAGCACCTCGACTATCCCACACGGGAAATTTGCCGTTACCTGATGCTTTGCCGTAGCCCGATAACGGTGCTTGGGATGGAATAAAGCCACGCGCCTTAGACACGATTGGTTTAAGCAAACTAGCCATTTCTTTCTGCGTATCTTTAGCTAGATCAGGCGTAAATTTTCTTAAAGCCTTTTGGAGATCAACGCCGCCTTTTACCGTTACTGGCATCTTGTATCTCCTTTGCTCTATCTTTCATAGCCATTAGTAATGCTTTAAACATCCTGCTATCTAGTGCTAATAAATCATTGGGCGCGATGCCCGTTTCCAAACTGATCCGTGCGATCAAGTAAGTAAACGAGTCACGCCTTATGCTTCCGGGTCATCATCTAAAACTTCTACCTTTGAAAGTGTTGCTAGAAACGGTGCGCCGAACATTGGCACGGTATCGCCGCTGCTTCTTAAACACTCCCACGCTAACCAATACACATCGCTTTGCTTCTCATCCTCGCGGAAAGCGCGATGAAAACCTTTCTTTGCGTACAGCTCGAACGCGTATTCAATAGATGGTGTTATCTGGTGTTCAGATACGTTGCCATCTACCTTTGTTATTTTTAACTTAGCCATGCTTTAGCCCCTATTCTTTTGGTTAAGCGGTTGTAATTACAACTGGTGAATTACAAGTAAATGTAATTGATTGTGTGGCAATGTCTGCTACTGCGCCGTTAATATCGGTAGTGTTATTTACCAAGATTGTGGTGCTGTATAGCGGATTAGTAGCTGATACTGCTGCGCTTGTTTGCTTTAGCGTAATAGGTACTGTTGTACCCCATGCGGCTTGTAGCGTTGCGTTTACGTTCGCAGCTGCTGTATCGCTTAGGAAATCCAAAGTAATAGTGCTTGCCTCTAAACCCTTAACAAACTTATGAGCTGTGTCGC